ACCTCCAGCCAAAGCGTTTATTGCTGCTTGAGCCGTAGTCTGTCCTGTACCACCGTTACCTAAAGGTAATGTACCTGTTACATCACTAGTTAAGTCTGTTGTACCACCACCGCTTACAGTTTCTTTTACTATTTTGTTGTTTGAGTCTAGTCCAAGAAATTTATCGTTTGCAACAGTACCATCAGCTATGTTTTCTAAATATACATCGCTACGAAACCTAGCTATAAAATCTTGTATAAACTGTCCTATGAATTTCATGTTAACGTATTACTTTGATGTCTATTGCTTGAGAGCTACTTACGCTTGTTAAAACAAACTTTAAAATATAAGAAGTTGTGTCATAACTAATTTCGTGACCTTCTAAAGTTAAAGTAGCACCAGCAGGTATAACAACATTATTTAATAAAGAATATTTATTACCTGTAAACAAAGTATCGTTGTTAGATAAAGTCTGCTCAAGTCCTCCACCAAAAACAATTTCAGTAGCACTATTAACAGCTGTACAAGTTCCAAATAACGTGCCGTCCGATTTGTAAACTTTTTCATTAAGAAACACACGCGTTGTAGCGTTGTTGCCATCTACTGTTAGTGTTACTGAGCTAGTAGTTGCAACGTTGTCAGCTTCGTTTGAAAGCGTGCCTGTAGTTACTATATCAGTAGTTAACTGAGAAACAAGAAACATTTGTACCGTACAACTATCGGAACCAGCATCAGTGTTACATATACTAATATGTTTAGGTGAGCCTTTTATACTTTGCGCAGCACTATTACTGTCAAAAGACTCAACTTCAACTAAAGTTACAGGATCTGTTGTTGTTACATTATGATACGTAAAACTAGGCATTTATTACGCTCTATCAAATCTAAAAAACTCTAAAGTTTGACTAGCGGCAGTAGCTTGAGCTACTATATCTCCACAGTAATCAAATGGAAAGAAAGCAAACTCACCAGCTTTTAATGAAAAAGTTCTAGCAGAAGCAGTGTTAGCTCTAGTTAAATCTGTTGTACCATCATCTACAGCAGGAGCTAAATTATCATCACCTATACCTATACATATAACTTCAGATCCAGATGTCATAGTGTTTTTTAAATATATAAAACAACCGTTTGTACCAGGTGTAAAAGCACTTTCTAAAGCGCTACCATCAACTATAGTTGTATTAGCTCCTGTTCCTATTGTAAATATTTGACCTTCAACTGTGTCTACTGTTAAAGAATCTGTTGCTGACAAAGACAAAGCTATACTTAACGGTCCAGGACTTGAAGACGCTGTAGAAGCATTAGATGTCAATGTCAACGTTGGTGTAATTGTTGCCATAATTTTTTGTTTATTTTGTTATTAGTTTTCTTTTTACAGTGCCATCGCTATAAATATATAATAGCACTTTGTTTTCAATTATCTTACTTGGTCTACCTAGTAAATCTGTAACAGCTACTAGCTTTTTTTGTTCGTATCTACTTTGTACAGGACCAGACCAAGTACCTGTGCAATAGTCATATGTTGATTGGCATATAGTGTCCCAAGCATTTTCACAGCAATAATTATCTACTGAAAGTACCCAAGCATAGCAAGGGTCATTTAACCAATAAGGATTACCTGGACCAGTAATACAACCAGCACTATATAGACAAGATAAAGAGTCATTAACATTAGCAGCTGGCTCGTAGCTATACGCGTTTGGATCCATGCAACCCATAACGATTTCGATACACGAACCGTTATCCGTGTTAGCAAGTGAATCAAAGTTAAGGGCAGTACTATCCATACACCCATAAATATAAGCGATGCAACTAAAATCCTCCGTGTTTGCTTCTGGGTTATAATTAAGCATAGAAGGATCCGTGCAACCATATATATAAGGTATACAAGAACCGTTGTCTGTATTTGCTGTAGGATCATAGTTAAACATTATTGAGTCTGTACAACCATAAACAAATGGTATACAGTTTCCATTATCTATATTTGCTATAGGATCATAATTAAATGCCGTAGCATCCATACATCCATAAACTATTTCTATGCAACTAGAATCATCTACATTAGCCACAGGATCGTAATTAAATGCATCTGGATCCATACAACCATACACAACACCTATACAACTTCCATCATCTGTATTAGCTAGTGGGTTGTAGTTTAAAGCTATATCGCTCATACAACCGTAAACTACAGCTATACAAGTGTCAGCGGTATTAGCGTTTGGATTATAATTAAATGCTAAAGGTTGCATACAACCAATTATAACAGGTAAACACCCACCGTTGTCTAAGTTAGCTATAGCATTGTAATTAAAAGCGGTACTATCAGTGCAACCCCATATAGCTTCTGTTTGACAGTCGCCATTGTTATAATCAGCTACAAAGCCTTGAGTATAGTATTCTAAAAAACTAGAGTTAGTACATCCAGGCATGTAATAGCAACTCCCGTCATCAGTGTTAGCTGTGTCTATATAGTTTATTGCTAAAGTATCCATACAGCCAAATATTTTTTCAATACAAAGATTACCACAGTATGTAGGTGTTTTGTACTTATACATAGGTTGTATAAAAGGTGGTAACACTTCTATTATAGTATTTCCTAGTGGATTAGTTAGTTTAAACCCACAGTGCGGTGTTGTTAGTTGAGCTTGTGATGTAACGTAAAATCTAAACTCAACAGGCATAGGTGACTTTAGATTTATAATAAAATCTTGAGTATAAGCAGTTGTGTCTATCCAAAACTGATACACATTAGTGTCTTGTGTAACTTCTAAATATGAACCTACCCAACCGTCACCAATTAAATCGTAAAGCGTTAATACATAATCACAATTAGGTATCAAAGCCATCGTGTTTGCAGTAGGATCGTAATTATACATAGTTGAATCAATACAACCAAATATTTTTAAAGTAGTGCATGAACCATCGTCTGTATCAGCTAAAGGATTAAACTCAACATACGCAGGATCCATACACCCAAGGACGGGAGGACAAGCATCTGAAACAAAAACGTGAGTAGTATCATAACCAAAAGCAGCGTCTGTACCGTATATCAAAGTATCATTACATTGTATCAAATAATAAGAACCATCTAAACCACCCCACAAAGCGCCGTTTATACCATCTCCATAGCTATCATATATAACAAATGTTAAATCTCCTTGCGGTAAGCATCTCTGCTCTACTACTGAAGCGTACGTAGGTTGAGAATCATAACCTTGACCATAAGTTAACATATTTCCACCTGTGTCATATATAGCCCAAGCAGTTTCGCTTTGGTATTGGTCTAAATTAATTACAATAGTAGTTGGCACACAATTTGGCTGTGCAAACGTTAGTATTGGTAACAATAATAATAATAATAATTTTTTCATTTTACTCTCCGCATTTTTTTGATGGATCATCTACTCTTCTCCAGTCTTCTTTTTGAAACCAGTCACGTAAAGTAGAGCCAGGTTTACGAGCTCCTTTTACATTTGTCTTTGAAGATCTTTTGTAGCTACCTTTTGCACCAGCGGCTTTTTTTGAAGCCACTAATTGTTTTCTTTTTTCAGATGATAAACTTTTTATTTTATCTGCAGGTAAGCAAGTTTTTGTTGTACCTCCACCTTTTTGTTGTTTATTAGGTGTTGATTTACGGCAGCTACCTTTCGTTCCAGGCGCTTTACCAGGCACACGCTCGTAACCTTGCCAACAAGGCAAAGGACTATTTTTTCTAAACTTAGCTTTTATATCATACATCTTTTATATGTTTATACATGTCTTTACCTATTTGTTCTCCAAGTCTTGAGTCAGATAAATAATGAGCTCTAGCTACTCTTCTGCTGTAAGATATATCTCTAGCAGTCTTCATTAATTTATCTCTTTTCTGTGGGTATTTGTCTGATAAAACCATGCCAATTAAATAACCTTGTGCAGAGTGACCAGAAGGATACGAAGGTGTTTTCATTGAAGCCATCTCCATATCTTTCATTTTTGTTTTTATTTTTTTAGCTATAACTTTTGGTCTAGGTCTATTATGATGCTTTTTAATTTTCATTATAATAGGCGCGGAAGCGTCAATTAGCTTTTGAACTAACTTATCTTCTTTTACTATTTTACCAAAAGATTTTTTAATATCATCTTTTTCTTTTATAAATTTTTCTCTAATAGGTATTTTATTTAAAGCAGTTATCTCACCTTTAGTGGTAGTAGAATTATCACTAGGTGGTTTTTTATTTAAATATTTTTTTATTTTAAAATCTTTAAACATTTTTATTTTGCTTTTTTAATTTAGCTTTTGCAACTTTTGCTAATCTTGCTTGTTCCATTTTACCCATCACTTTAGCTCTTTGTTCTAATACAGTTAGTATTTGTACTTTTCTAGCATAAGGCTTGTTTATATTCATAACCTTAGCTATTGTTTTTCTAGCATCGCTAACAGTTGCAAATTTTATACTAACAGTATCTTTTGGATTTTCATCAGTGTATAAACGCCTTCCACTTCCTTTTGGTTTTTTACCAGTTCCTACTAGTGGATCTTTACGTTTTGTCAAAGCAGAGTTAGGTCTGTTTGTTTGCATATTAATAAACCAGTTGGCTAATTGTTTATCTCTTGGCGTAGCGTCTTTTCTTGCTTTTAATTTTCTAGCTTTATCAATAGTAACATCTCCACCGTATAATTTAGATATACGAGCTTTTAAAACACCTCTATACGCTTTACTCATTTTTCTTTTTGCCTAATTTTTTTCTAACTACGTTCATAGTTGTCTTCATTTTACGAGCATAACTAGGATTTTTACCTCTATTAAAAACATACTGTTGATTTAAGCTACTTATAATTTTAGATAAATTACCTTTACGAGTTTTGATTAACCAATTAGCTAAAGCCTGTGGCGACAACTCTTTAAACTTGCCTTTAGCATCTGGCGCATCTGAATCATGCCAAGTTATAGACTTTGCTGTTTTCTTTTTTTTATTAGGTGTAGATCTAAATATAGCCATTATTTCTTTTTAAAATCACCTCTAGTACAACGTACACCCCAACCTGAAGCATAAGCACTAGGCCATACTTTAAATTTTTTCTTTGCTTGAGCTTTACAGCTAGCACTAATTTTAGCTAAAGCAGGAGAAGTTTTTTTCTTTAAATCATCTATTTTTTTCATAGGTCCTTCTGATATCATAGAATCTATTTTTTCAGCTTGTCCAGCGTGTAGCTTGCTAGCGCCTTTTAATTGTTTAGATATTTTTTTAAGTTTTTTTTCCATAATTTTTTATTTTAACAGTTCCATCTTGCTCTAGCTTCTTTACCTCTTTCTCCTGTCCAACCTTTTGATCTAGCACAAAATGACTTTCTACGTTTAGCATCTTTACTACCTGGTTTTAATTTTGATGGCTTAGTAGTCACTGCTGTCTGTAAGTTACTACCTGGATTTTGTTTTTTATAAGACTCAACACCAGCTTTAGTCATACCAGCCCCTTCTTCTTTTGTTCTAAAATGCCTTCCTTCACCTTTTGTTCTTTTATTAGTTTGAAATATTGGTGACCCATCGTTTCTACGTCTACCACAACTAGTAACAGCAAAAGGGTGGTTTTCTTGACGATAACCTCTAACTGTCTTTTTAAACATACTATTTTGTTTTTCTGATCCTGGCATAATTAAAAATCGCTCATTAATAATTCATCTATCGCTTCCATCACTTCTTCCTTTGTCGCTACCATTTTAAAACTTAAATCAGCTTGAAACCTTAAAGCTTCTTCACCATCTTTAAATATTATAATAGTTGGCACAACTGCTATTTTGTGTTCTTTACCTTCATCTGGGTTTTTAGCTATATCAGTAAGACCTTTTGTTTTGCAATCTAAATCCATAAACCAAGGCACATTGTTAGACTCATTCCAACCAGCATTAAAGTGAGTTGCTGTTATTTGACCAAAAGCTGTGCTTGCAAAAAAAACCATTAACATTACTAATATATAAACAATGTATTGTGGCCAAGCTATATCTTGTTCTTTCATTATCTATTATATAATTTATCTTCTATTTTTTCTAGAGATTCTTTAATTTCTTTAACGTCTTCTTGAGTAGTCATGATAGTGTTACGTATCATTTGATCTTTCATATCAAACTCCATGCGTGTTACTTCTGGGTCTGGCGGAGCTGGTAGTGTTTTTGCTTCTGCTATATCTGCTTGTAAAGCAAACCACATACCAATAATAGTAGCCATAGCAAAACCTATGCCTATTAAAGTTTGTATACTAACTTTAAAGCTAGTGTTTTCATTTAATTCTTTTGCCATGTTAAAAAATTGTATAATTTAATCCTAGTTTAAAATCGTACCACTCTCTATTCCAGTACTTATTATATTTTCCTTCTACGAAGTATCCTAACTGCTTGTTTACTTTTATTCCGTAAATTAATCCACCTGAGTAATCGTACCATTGATCATCTTCAATGTAATTGTGATAACTAAATTCGTCACCATCGTTATAATGCCAAGGCATTAAACTAGCCCAAGCGTGTAACCAAGTTTTTTTAGAATATTTATAATAATCAAAACCTACAACTAACGAGTGTTGTATTATTTTGCTTAATTCGTTTCTTTTCTTTTCAGTGTAATCAGATAAAACAGTAGGTATAACAACCGCTTCCCAAACTTCAGCGCTAGTAGCAACAACGTTACCGCTTGGATCTTTATATTCGCTATTAGCAACATCTACATTGTAACCTTCTTGCAAAGCTAAATAAGTGTAGTGAATATTACCGTTATCAAGAATCCACTCAGCTAAAGGATCGTAACCATAAGGCTCTGCTAAACGATGTGTTAAACCTATATTCCAAGATAAGTTCTTACCATCTCTGTGTCTATACCTTTCTGATGCTTCAAAATATTTTATATCAGCAAAACCATCTTCAAGGTATTCAAACTTTAAAGCAAAAAAGTTTACGCATAACTCATCAGGACAACCATCATCAGAACTAAATCTAATAAAATGATGTTGATCCATATAGTTAACACCTTCTTGTCTTTTATAATCTACTTCAAATAAATATTCAACTCCTTTTACTTTACCAACAGTGGCCGCATCACTATAATTAGATTCCGTACCATCATAAAACGTTTGTGCTTTGTTTTCATAACCAAATCTTGCTATCTTACGTAAACCTATAGTAAAATTGTAATCATAAGGAGTTGAAATAGTTTGTGTAGAAAGCCCGTTATCTACAGAAAATACATCAACATCAGATAACGATGTTCCACCGTTTACAGCGGCATAAAACGTAGAAAACTTTAATAATTTTCTAAGCTCTTCTTTATCAAATGTTTGCGCTGTTACAAAGTTACACACTAGTAACAACGCTATTATTAATCTTTTCACCATTTTTATATAGTCACTTATTTTTTTAATTCTTTAACTAATCGTGGTAATAACAAAGTCCGCTTTTGTTCTTTGTTTTCATGCCACATCTTTTACCATCTTTTTTAATTTTTTTACACTGCACTTCTTTACCATCCGCTCTTTCTTTCTTTGGCTCGTGAACAGTACAGTATTTACTACCAGGTATAACAGGATTTTTACATTTAATACAAGTAATTTTTTTACCTTCTTTCTTTTCTTGCTCTTGCTTTTTCTTACCTTCTTCTTCTTTTTGTTTTTGTTTTTCTAGTTTCTTTTGCTCTTTCTTTTCTTCTCTTTTTCTTTCTTTTTCTTCTCTTTGTACTTTTCTACTAGTTTGTTCTATACCAACATCCCAAGGTTGCCAACCTAAAACTAACATTAAGCTATCCCAAAACTCTGTTTCATCTTTTGAAGCAAGAACTAAGTTTTGTGATATTGAAACAGCTCTGTCAAGCGGCACGTTTGTAACTGCTGAAACTAAATTAGCTAAAGAATTAAAAGCAGGGTTTTCAATATTAAAGCCCATAGCTTCTATAGCATCTTGATTTAACTGCTCTGTTCTTATAGATGAATATAGTTTTCTAAGCTTACTACCAATTGTAGGTGATAGGTTAGCAAACTCAATTATAGTTCTAGTATGGTCAGCGTTCCAACCTCTAGCCTTTTCTCTTCTATATCTTAAAAAACCATTTTTAATAGTAACAGCAACAGCACCAGTTAATCCCATACCGTTTAATATAGAATCTATCATACCGTTAGCTACTCTTTCTTTTCTAGTGTCCCACTCTTCTTCATCACCAAGCGCGGCGAATAAAGCTGTCTGTAACGTGTTAAATATAACGTTTTGTACAAAAGCATAATAAGTTATTTTAGCAACGTTAGACGAAGCTTTACCACGTCCATTTTTTAAATCTAGTATAGCTTTTATCATCAACCTATTATATTGCATAGGTGTATTTTTAAAAGCTAATATTAACCTACCTAAACCACCAGCTTGTTGCTGCGATATTAGATCTGGTCTTGATGACTGTTGTCCTTTTTCTGTTTTATCTAAAAAGTCTTTAAAAGCTCGTTTTTTAGCCTCTTGCTCGCTTAAAGCTTCTTTTATATATTTGTTTATTTTATTTCTATAAAAAGTAGCACCACCAAGTGCTATTGCAAGACTATCAGCTATTTGTGTAGGCGTAAAACCTTTTTCTAATAAATAAGCTATAATTGCTTTTGCTTTATTTTCTTTACCTCTTAGATATTCTGTAAGTTCAGCTTCGTTTATAGTTCTTCTGTTACCACCTCTTCTTTCTAATGAAAAGTCCGAGTTAAATATAAACACAACATCTTTAATAAATTGTGGAAAATTAGCAAATGCTAACGCTGCTTTATGCGGAGTATTATCTTCAAAGTCAACATAGTTTAAAGCAGATATAGTTTGTAGCACGGCAGATCTAAAATTAAAGAACATTATAGCACCAACAGAGTTATTAACCCAATTATTCCAGTTTCTTTCTATCCTGTTAGTACTTTGTTTACCTCTACCATACTCCATTCTGTATAGCATGTCTTCTAGTGCTTCCACATAATCATCACCATATATAGCTCTTAGTTTATTTAAATTATCTTTACTAAATATAGCTTTTATATTTTCCTTCCATTCAGCTAAAAATTTTGCCCTACTAATAGAGTTAATACCAATCGCTATATCATTAGCTATAGTTTCAACAGTCCAGTAGTTAGTTGGATTAGGATAACCTTCTTTATCTCTTGATAAATTTTTAAGAGCTTCTTTAAATGTAATTAATTCTTTATCGCTATTTACGGCTTTTAACAAAGCTTTTTGATCTGCCTTTGACAGACCCATTTCTTGCATATCAATACCTTTGTCTATCCAAATAGCAACTCTTACAGCTTGATCATAAGTAAATTTAGTTCCAGGAACTGTTTTCTTTAAGTTTTTTCTAACTTTAGGTAGTTTTTCTATAAGACTTCTATATTCTTTTTTAACACGTTGAGCTTCTCTCTGTATGTTAGTGTAAGCTTCGTTATACGGATCTAATAAAGCTTTTTTGAAAAAAGCTAAATCTAATTCACCTTTATTGCCTTTACCTAAAATTCTATATAAAAATAATTCTAAGTCATAAGCTGAAGGTGGATATATATAATCCCAAAACTTAACAACTTTACTACCTAATATTCTAGCTTTAGCATCAGAATACTTAGCGTGTTTTTTAACACCTTCGTTTTCTTCAAGCATTTGGTTGAAAGTATCATTTAGCTCTGTAGTAGAAAAAGATGTAGTTGAAGTTTTTTCTATTACTTCAGACTTGTTTTCTGCTGTACGTTCGTTTATTTCTTTTGTTACTTGCTTTTCAATAATAACTTCTTCAGATGTTTTTCCATCTGGACTAAACATGTCTTTTCTAGATGGATCTAACATACCTCTAAGCCAGTCAGCAACATTAGTTGTACCAAACTTATCTAAATCAGCAAACGTCCCTTTAGTACCATGTATCTGGCCATGACCTTGAAATATTTTTTCTAGCTCTAAATCTAAGTTTATATTTTTATCTTTCATGTATCTAGCTTTTAATTCAGCTAGTTTTAACATAGTATTAGCATTAGCTGCTGCGTGCTCACCTTTTGTTTCTAAAGCTTTTATAGCAGCATCTTCAATTTCTTTTTTTGTTTTGTACTTCTTTTCGCCTTTTTTATTTGTAGCGTTTTTAGCTTTTTTATATTCTTTTTTATAGTACGGGTGGTTTTTACCAGGTTTTTGCGAGCCTTCTAGTATAGTTATGAGGTCTAAAGTAGTTAATGCTCTAAAACCACTTACAGCGTTTGTTTGTAATTGAAATATGTGTATTGCTGTAGGAACATCTATCTTGTTACTTTTAATTATTTCTTTTGCTATAAATTTAGCTAGCTTAATATTAGCCTCGCCAGCCGCGTTTATTTCATCAGTTAATTTAGATATTTCATTTTTCTTCCACTCAACGTTAGTATTAAACTCACCGGTTGTTTCGCCATCAAAAAGTATTTTCTCTATTTTTTTAAATAAAGGAAACTTTTTATTCATTAAACGTAAATCTTCAAGCACTATACCTTCTGGAAGTTTTACTTTTGAATTTTTAACTTTTAATTTCAAAGCTTCTAAAGCGTCATAATAAGGACCAGATATTTCATTACCCGCATCGTCTTCTTTATACTGCGGTTGCGTCTTGTCATATTCGTACTCTGGATTTTTCTTTCTTCTAGCAGCATCTAATACTCTACTAATATAACCAAATATATCATAACCTAATAAATTCATTATGTCAGGTCCAAGTTTAGGAGCTACAATATTAGCAGCATCATTTATTTTATCTTTAGCTGTTTTATTGTATCTAATGTTACCGTCTTCTTTTATTTGATCTTTATCTTTTTTATCAATAAATTTAGACAACTGTATACCTTTTTTAAACATTACGCCTTGCATGTTTTCTATAGTACCCTTATCAGCTAAAACAGTTACTAGCGCAATAACATCTTCATTAGCTTCAGGAAACTCAGCTTTTAACATACTAGATAAATCTACAGTATCTAACTCATCAAAGTCATACTCTTGGCCAATGTATCTAACCATATCAGTAGCATCTTTAGCGTCTTTATCTGTAAAGTTATTTTCATTAAGATTTACCTCACCAGACGTATCACTAAACTTAACATTAGCTCCTCTATCTATTTTCATACCTATAGTAGCAATTACAACCTCCGATAAGTTATACTTGTTCATAAACTCTTCAGTATTAATAACTTCCATTGTAGCGTCAACACCTAGCGTATAACTAAGTAATTCTATTAAACTATTTTGTTTTGAAGCTGGTCTACCTTTTACAGGGTTTAAAAAGTTATCTATCCATTTTTGCTCTGTGTCTTCGTTCCAAGGTAGTTTTCCAAACAATGAAGGCCCAGAGTCTCTTGGAGTTGTTTTTGGTAATTTACCTTCTTTAATAAGCTCATCAACTCTAGTTGGAGGTATGTTAGTTTCAGTTTCTACTATAAAATCTTGAAAAGATTTATTAAATACTTTTTGTGGAAATATATTATATAATGCCTCTGCGTTATTAGTTATAAAGTTTTTGTAAGCGTCTTTTGTAGCTGTACCACCTATAATCTTTTTTATGTCGTCAAATAAATAATCTCTAAAATATTTTCTAATAGCGTTTTTAAACTTAGGTGAATTTATATTTTTAACTTCTAATGGTATTAGTTTTTTAATACCTTCTATTATTTTTTTATGAAGTTTGCTGCCTCTTTGTATTTTTAGTATATTTCTTAAACCACTATATGTAACATCTTCTTCTATAGCAAGTTCTATATCTACATAAGCTTCTGACTCTATATCATTTATAAAACTACCCTCGTCTTGTATGCTAGTTTCAAAAGTTGTTTTAGTTACATCAGGGCCTTTTAACGCTTCTAAAGCTTTATTTTTTATTTGATTTGTTATCCAAGCCCAAAGATTATCATTACCTATTAGTTCTCCACTACCATCAAGTTTTCTACTACCATCTTCGTTATATTGCGCTGGAATAAAGTTTCTAATATGAGGTATTAGTTCTGTATAAGTTGTTTGTATAAAATCTTCTTCGCTAAAACCTGGTAGATCACGCATTTTAGATGTTATTTTATTTCTTATAATACCATCTAGCTTACCGTATATATATGCTATAGCGTCGTTAGCACCGCCATTATTCCAAGCATCTTGATTAGTTCTACCTAGTTTTTTAACAGGTTCTTCTAACTCTGTTAAGCTTAACGAAACGTTTGTTGCGGTTGTTTCTGGCTCTCTTTTGTTTGTAACTATTTTACCGTTTCTTATATTATCAACATAACTAGTAGCCCAGTTTATAATGTCTTGTATATTATTAAATTTAATATTTAAATCATAACCATTTGCTTTTAATAAACCTAAAACATCATCACCTAAAATATTTAAAGCTCTTTTGTTTGGCTTGTAAGAACCATTTCTAAGACCATCTATATAAAAATTCATATACTCTTCTTTTATATTTGGATCACTTAAAATATAAGCTTTGCTTGAGCTAAGCTTGTCTGTTATGTCTTTAAATACACTAATAGGTAAAGCATTTATAAAATTATTAAGCGTTTCTTTACCTTTTTGGGTTAATTCGCCACCAACATATAGTTTTTTGTTAAATAAATAATGAGCAACTTCATGCTCAACAACTGACACAGCGCCAACTTCTATAGCTCTAGGCTTGTTTACATATACTTTATCTTGACTTCTAACATACCAACCATCTGATTTTTTGTATAAGTTCTTTAAATCTGTAAGAGACATTTCTCTACGTTTTCTTTCTTTTTCAAAAATATCTTGATTAGCAGGATCATCTAAATAATCTTGTAATTGTTGTTCTGTTTCAAAAACTTCTACACCATCTTCTGTAATAACTCCTTTAGCATTTTCAACACCAGCATCTATAAGTCTTTCGTTACCTCTTTTACGTATTACATCTATATCGTCAAGTATTCTTTTCGCTTGATCATTTAACTCTTTACTTGTATTTAACCAATTATCATATAATTTAGGATAATTTTCTTGCAATGCTTGCTCTAGTGTTATACCTTGATCTTTAGCAAAACCAAGTACGCCTTTAAAAGCGTCTGAATATTCTTGATTATAAGCTGCTTTTACGCCATCATACTCTTGCATTAATAAATCTAAATCTTGTTGTTCTGCTTCTGTTAAATAACTTTTTATTTTAGAAGTTTTGTTAATTATTTTAATTATTTCTAATTTAGAAGCATCTAGTCTTTTTTGTAATCTGTCTCTATTTGATTTGTTTGGTTCTTGATTTATTTTAACCTGTAAATCACTCATTGTTCTAACATGAGTATTAAAATCTTTAATAGTTGCAACGTCTGATCTTAACGCTCTATGAGCTAAGTTACCAAGACCAGATACACCTGTACCAGCAAGCATACCTTGTAAGTAAGCTTCAAGACCTTCAGGACCTGCCATTTTAGCCCAAGCCATACTAAACGCTTCCGTTAGACTTTTACCTTGCGCTATAGCTTCGTTTAATGTTTCTATACCAGTTTGATTCCACTCTGTGAAACCTTCTCTTTGTCCACCAAATATAATAGCGCCAACAGTAGAACTAAACGTACCTCTATTTAACCGCATTGCGTTCATAACACCTTTATAACCAACACGCTCAAGGCTACCCGCAAATATACCTAAAAGATTAGGCACAACAACATCTTGCTGATCGTTACGTATTAACTCTGAAATTGCTTCTGCTTCAGTAAGATTAGGATATAATCTTTTAGCTTTCTCTCTGTTATATGAAGTAAACATAGGAGCAGTTATTTGAGGTATTAAACTCCAACCCCACGTAGCTATCGCTGGAGCCATAGTTTCACCGAAACTCCAAAAAGCATTAATTATTCCACCAAAAAATTTAGAAGGATCATTTTCTTTATAACCAAGACTAACACTAACATTAGTTTGCTTTTTTAAAGCTTCTACTTCAAGTAAGTATTGGTACTTGTCCATTATATGATTTCTATAATGATCACCTACTCGTACTCCAGATTCTTTGTATATTAATTCATAACCTTGTTCTGCTTTTTCTTTATTAGTAAGCGTTTTATCATTTACAGGCAAAAGTTGGCCTTTAGGCCCAAACCAAACGGCTTCACCATGTTTTTTACCTGTAACTAAAGCATCCATTGCGGTTATTCCGGTTCTACCACTGGTGTATGGAGATAAATTTATCAAACTTTTTTCTAACAACGTTGCGGTATCAATATATAAGCTTTGCATCCAATGAACCATGTTGTTGTCAAAGTTATCCTTCATTATACCCACTTGATCTATAGTTTCTTTTCGTTCTTCAGGGCTATTATAAAGATTTATAGCCATTTTAGATATTTTTTTAAGACCACCAGCAACATCTCCAGCAAGCGTAATTGCATCTCCAGCAAACGTGGTTGCTAGCTCTGGTTTTGGTTCAGGCATGCTCTTTTCATCTTCTTTTAAAATGTCAAGTATTTTTGGCATGTCTTCAGCTGTTGGTCTATCTGATTCTACTTTACCAGTTGTTTCGTTGAAAAAATAATTTGGCACATACTCTTCTTCTGTAACTTCAGGTATTATTGGTTCAGGCACTGCGGTTGTAGCTGTTTCTGCCTCAATAGTACTTATATCAAGAGGTTTTTGTTCTTCTACTATTTCTTTTTCTTCTTCTTCATCTTTACCAAATAAATCTCTTAAAGTGTATCCTTTGTATATGTTTACATCTTTTATAGCATCTACTATACTTTTTTTATTTTTTTCTTGTATTTCAGGTATTTCTTCTTCTTTAGTATCACCAGTAATCTTTACTTCAGGATATTCAAATGTTACCGGGTTACCTTCAGCATCAACCCAAGTATCAGATATTTTTTGTGATTCCGAAGAAGTACTTTCCGACGTTGATACCGTATCTTTCGATACAGTTTGAGGCTCTACAGTCACATCGGTTTTCTGAGAGCCGTTCGTCTTTCCCACTACAGGAGACTGAAATTGAGCAGGATTTGAAGCTTTATAAGCTTCTATTATAGTTTTTATAGTCTCTTCGGACTCACCTGCTGCTTGAGCTTTAGCAACAATAATTTTTAATTCTTCCATTTAACTATATTTTTCTATTAATTGTTCTGGTGTTAAGTCTTCATTTTTTTGCTTAGGACTATATATTTTATATTGTTCCATAAATTTTCTTAAAGCGTAGTCTTTAACCAACACAGATAGATCGTCAGGAGAATAATTAGGAGAGTCTATGTGCATAAAATCCATGTTTGCATTTGGAAATTTATCAGCAAAATCATTTAAAAATTGATAAAATGGACTTTCTTCATCATGAACAACTGATAATATTTCTTTTTCGTTTTTCAAAGCGTTGTTTATTAAAGATTTAGCAGCATCTTCATTAAAAGGCAAACCTGAAGTAGCTTCATCTTTAACGCTAGACATTCCTTGGCTTAAAGTTTCAAAAGATTTATAAGCTTTAGGAAATATATCTTTTTTTATAGAGTTTAAAGAATAAATGCCTTCAGTATCTCTAAATTTTATAGCTAAATCATTTTTATTATCAACCATCATTGTTGTTAGTGGTTTACCTTCTTCATCTGTTTTTTTAGTTAACAAAACGTCTCTTAAATATCTACCAGCTACAGAAGAACCGTTTGACTCGCTTTTTTCATCAATACTCGTTATTTGCTCTTCTATAAAATCACCGATTTTATTCATATTAGTAGAAAGCCTTTTAACGTTGTTTATTATTTCTTGACTTTGTAAATCACCTTTCTTTTGTTGTTTTATTATATTTAACTCTTCTTTTTGTCTAGTCATAAACTCTGTTACAGCTTCAGAAGCAGAAGCGCCTAATAACTGTGGAGGTTTTTCATCTCCAATAATTTGCATTTCGTTAATATAATCTTCAGCATTTGCAGAACCATATTTTTTCATTAAATCAAAAGCATCTCCTTCAATTTTAACCTCAGGTAAAGTACCGCCACCAACAACACCTTCAGGCACGTCAAAGTCTTTATCTACTTCTTCAACTTGATACATAGGTGTATTATCATTAATTCTTTCTTTATAAGCAAATGGACTTTCGCCATTAGAATTTTTTCTTTTTAGCGAAGAGCTTAGTATTTCTTCTCTAGCCGTAGTTGGCGAATCACTAAAATAACTACCTTGATAAATTCTATTCTCATCAGACTTTTTACCTCTGTAGCTTGTAATATTTTTTTCTTTTTGTAAATTTAAAAACTCATCTCTAGTCATTTTTTGCTTACTACCATCTGGCATAGTAACTAACAGCATTTTTCTATTTACTGTTTTTTCCATTTTTCTTATATCCTCTCTAAGCGCATCTTTCTTTTTTGGATCTTTAGTATTTCTTAACTCTTGTCTTTTTACATTTATATTTTTTCTATATTCTTTTCGCTTATCAGAACCTTCTTCATATTCTTTTAAATAATTTCTTTTTTTGAATATATTTTTTAAACCTTCTTCTGTTGCGTTTTTAACGTTTTCTTCTAAATCTTTAATATTTTGATTAGATTCATTAACTTCAGTATCATTATCAATTTCGTCTTTTTTATCTGGATTTAAATCTTTAAGTGTTTTAGTAAGATCATCTTCACTTAATAATTCTAGTTCTAAATCTTTATCTGTTACTTCTTCTTCTTCTTGTGTTGGTTCTTTTACTTTCTTTTTTTCTTTTAATCCTAAGTAATCTCCTTTTATGGCATCCATTATAGGGTCTGTTAGAGCGTCTAAGTCAGCTTCTCCACTAGACAAACTAGTTGAGCCTCCAGTCATGTAGTTAGCAGCTTTAGCGCCGTCTATTAAAGCTTGGTTTACGCCAAAAGGGCTTGTCTTTTTCTTTTTATTTTTTGCCATAGTTTTATTATTTTTTCCAGAAAGGCTTTTCACCAGCATTGTAAGCTTGACCTGCCATTACACCAGCAGAACCAATAGTACCAATACCAGACATAACTTGTTGTTTTGCTCTTGCTCTAGCTGCATCTGCTGCTGCTTTTCTTTGTTGTGACATACCAAGTAATGTTTCTGTTTTACTTTTTTGTAAGTTCTCTTGTCTCATAACACCTTGAGCCTCTAAAGTATCTAACCTACCTTGCTCTTGAGCAGCTGCCATTTGGTTTCTTTGTTCTTGCATGCCTATAGAAGCTGATGCTCTTTGTGCAGCTAATGCGCCTTGATTAGCCATTGCTTGTGCTAAACCAGCTATACCAGAACCTCCAGCAGCACCTTGCATACCTCTAAGTGTTGCCGCTTGCTGTTGTTGTATTTGCTGTTTTTGAAACTCCGCTTGTTGTGTGTTAACAGTTAGATCTTCCATAGTGTTTTCCATGTCGGCATAAGGATTTGTAAACTGCAAAGCTTCGTAATCACGTTTACGCGCTTGCATTTCTCTCATTGCAGCTTTTTGCTCTCTTATTCTTTTTTTTCTACCAGACATTGCTACAGCTATTTTTGCTACACCAGCTGCGGCAGCTATCCCTACTATTATAAACGACATAATTTATTTATTTTTATTAATGTATTCTTCGTATTCTTCATAACTTGCAGACACTATTTCTTTTTCTAATTCTTCTATATTTTTATTGTTGTTAGGGTTTTTATGTATATTAACAAATATAGAGTCTTCGTTAGCATATATAACTCTTTTTGTACCAGGTGTTGCAACAACATAGCAAGGCGCAATATAATCTTCTATAACATCTTCTGTTGCTACAGATATACAGCCTGTTAATAAAAACCAAACATGCAAATGATTATGTATCGCACCAATAACACAACTTCCTTCTTCCATAGACATTTGCCTAACGTAAATACCATCTGCAAACGTATGTTTTAAAGGAAAAACTTTTGTATCATGTTCTGTGACAATCATTTCACCGTCAGCTATATCTATTAATGCTTTTTCAAGTTCTAATACTTTTTCTTTATTAGTAACTAATAATTTAGATTTATTTTTTTTAACCTCTTTTTTAGACATTTTATTTAATTTATGTCTATATAATCACAGTTTTTGCTATTTATTTACTACTTATAAAAGCATCTGCGTTGATACCAAATAGCTCTGCTTCTGTCGTAGAGTTGTTTTTAAAACAAACTTCAGCAAAATAACCTAATAAGCCACTTGGGTTTGAATATTTATCTTTACTAAACAGTATAAAACTAGTAGGTAAAGGCAAGACAACGCTTGCATCATGTTCTACAGTCATGCTTAATCTATCAGCGCTGACAGATAAACATGGTCCAATAGCTACAACATCTGATTGAGAAGCTGTACTAAAGTTAGCCGTTGTAGTTGGGTTGCAATATAATATTAAGTCTCCAGCTTGAACTGAAACTTGTATTGGGGTTGTGAATGTTAAACTTGCTATAGGCATATTATTAATCTATAAATGTTACTGTTATTGTTGCGTCTGAGCTAGTGTTTATACCATCGTTAACAGCATAGGTTATTGATGATGTTGCTCCAACCGTTCCTGTTTGAGGCGCTATATAAGATATAGCTTGTCCATCGTTTATTATGGTAACAAAGTCTTGTAGTGTAGTACCTTTACCTCCGGTTACACTTGCCGTGCGTATTGTTAACTCTCCTGTATGACCAGTACAAGCACTTCTTGGATTTATTTCTATTACATCTCCAAAGCTAACAGAAGCCGTAAAAGCTCCAGCGGCTGGAGCGTTGTAAGCTGTTATAAAGTTTGATAACACTAAAAGCGTTATCGTGTTAACTGAGCTAGCTCTCTTAACACAACCTGTTATATTTAATTTAGGCGTAGCTGTACCAGCACCTGTAACTTCCAACTCTGATATCTCAACTTGAAGACCATCAGCTGTAAAATAAACTTCTTGATCTTTTAAAAGAGTAACGTTTTTGTCTAAGATTACAACTCCATCTGTTCCTACACTTGGAGTGTTAACAACTTTACAATCTGCTTGAGAATAATCTTTAGACTCAATAGTCATACCAAAAACTATATTTGAAAAATCAGTATCATCATCTTGTGATAGCTTTACTATATTACTATTACTAACGTCTTCTTTTACAACATGAGCTACACCATAAGTTTGAGAGCCACTAGCACCGTAATTGCTAGGCTCTATAATACTAACGCCGTTTAAAAACGCATCGGTACCTGTAGTTGAAAAATCAGTAATTTGTGGTTGTCTAGATATTCCAACTGTTCTTGTAAAAGTTATAGTAGATCCATCGGCAACCTCACTTGAAGGAGCTTGACTAAGCGTGTAATGCTTGTCACTAGCTGTAACACCAGCCGTTGCGCCAGCATCAAGAAAAGTAGCCGCTATAGTTGTACCAGCTGCTATTCTACCATTTGTACTGTCAACAATAGTATCTCCTACTTGTATCTTACTAGCAGAACGGCCATTATCTACTACCATAGTCGTACCACTAAAAGCGCCATCTACAGTATCAGTTATTGTGTAACTTAAAACTTGTGACGTTGTAAAATACCCGTTTTTTTGTACATTAGCTTTTATTCCGTAGTAACTATTTACTGGAAAGTTATCGTAGTTACTATCTGCTTCAACTTTTTGTAAAAATGAAAGAGCAGGTAAATTATTCATTGTTTTTATAGTGTCATTAGGAACATTAACACTAGCAGCAACACTACTAGCTAAAGATGTGCCAGATATTCCAACAATAACGTCAACTTCTCCAAGTTGGTGAAGTGTTATGACGTAAGGCGTTTGATCCGTGCTATCTGCAGAAGTAGTTGTTGAACCAGTTGGAGTTACAGTTGTTTTATAAAAATTAGTATAAGCTATTTCTCTTTTAAAAGCAGGTATACTAATTATATGTTGGTTTGAGTTTCCTTCTTTATAAGCTCTTGTAGATAATATTGAAGGATATTTATTATCTTGAAGTAAAGATCTACTTTTTGAAAGTATAGTTTGTTCAGAAGAAATAGTTAATGAGCTAGTAAAAGTGTTTGTATCAAAATCATATGAAAAACCGTTCGCGTTTTCTATTTTTATATTATACGTTGAGTTTTCTTTTCCAAAAACGTTTAAAACAAGATTTTGATTTTTAGATTCTATTATATCGTTATCTTTATGACTATCATAATTAACATTATAAATACAAGTTCTATATACAGGGTCTTCAACTGGAGTTGGAACGTGCCATATTATTCTATTACCAATATCAGTAGCAACAGGTATATCATCCATTTCAAAAAACAAATCATAAACAATAGATCTTAATAAGCGTAAGTTTTCGTTTGATGCGTCTACAGTTCTACTTACTATTGTTTCGCTAAAATCATCTGCAAAATCAGATTTAATTTCATAGTAAGGATCTGTAGGATAATAATAACCTTCAGCTGCAGCTATAGTTACTCTAGCTATATTTGATTTTTGAAAGTGTTGCAAATCAACAGACACGGTTGTAGTGCTAACACTGCCACTAGTAGATGTAGACGCGCTAGAAGTAAAAGGCGAAGTAACCGTTGGCGCTGTAACCGTTAAAGTAGAATTAGCTTTTACCTCTTGATTATGTTGAAAAGAAGACGTTGTTCTTGGCTTGTGTGTAGTTCCGTCTATATCAACTTCTATAGTTTCGGCATTAGCTGGCATTGTAAACCATTGAGCTAAAGTAACAGTTGCTATAACTTTATTAGAAGTATCTAGCGGAGTTGTTGTATCGGTAAAAGTTACATTTGTAACCTCTATTGGTAAAGTTGATCCTATAGAAAAATCACTAGCCTGCACAGCTTCACCAGCGTTTGGAGTGATTACTATGTCGTAAGTAGACTGCAAAGTACCAGCAGATACGCTGTCTCCAGAAAACTCTACTGTTGTTGGTTGACTTGTTGTGTATTTATTTGCCATGCTTAATCTGTATCACCAGTATCTTTAATTGTTAATTTATTTCTTACAACAGCATCATCTGTAGTTGTATTGTCTGTAGAAGAAACAACACTACTAATTGTAGACAATCTACCTATACCTTGCGTTGAAAACTGCTTAGTATCAAGATTTGTTAAGTTGTTAGCTTTGTTTCCTTTAATATAATTAAACCACTTACCTTCTTTGTCTTTAAACTCAGGTACAAAACCTGTTTCTAAATCAGTTGTTATATGACTAGAGTACCAACCATCTATATTAGCGTTATTATAATACTCGTCATCAGTGTTGTTTAACAGCACTCTAGACTGTGTACCTTCGTAACTTAAATAACCAAAACTTTTAACATTACTAGGCATATCGTTGAATATAACACAAACTTTAGAGTTGTACTGAACTCCATAAAAATTATTTCTAGTTTCGTTATCATGATGTTGATATAAATCACCCTCTCTAAACGTAAAGTATTTATTATTTAAACTAGTACCACACTCTTGCAGCCAAGACTGAAACGTAGTCCAACCTTTTGTGTTTTCGCTATAACTAACAGTTATATTTATTAAACCAGTATCATCAACTCCTTCTGCCGCATCAACGTTAGCACCTTCTTGTTCTGCAAAAGGTCCTATTAAAGACCAACCAAAATAATTAACATCTTGATAAGAAGTAAAACCTATTAACCAGTTAACAACGACTTCATAAGCTTCTGTAGAAGGATGGTATTCAACGCTTTGTATAGAGTAAACAGCTTCTTCTTGATGCGGTTTATTCCAAGGAGCTGGATTTTGAGTAAATATACTAGGATATATTCTTTCCATAAAATTTTGATATAAATAAACGTTGTTTGCTCCATGTATATTTAAAGCGTCTATTACTTGATCCCAACGTGACGTAGAGTCAACAGAAGGCTCGTGCGGATAACCACTTGTTATTCTATCAAAATAAAGCGTTATTGGATTTGTTAAATCTGGATTAAGACCAAACTTACCAGGCCTACCGTGTTCTACACCTGTTGGATGTGTACCTGAGCCACCGGCTTGTATACCTGCCCAACCTCTTTTGTGAACTGTTGTTGAACCTTTTACGCCAGGCGCAGGTAAAGCGCCTTGAGCTCCATCTGTTTCAATATACTCTGCCCAATTATCTGCTATACCACCATACCTAAACCATATGCCTAACTCATTTGTTACTGTTGGAGAAGTGCCATCGTTTAACACTGTCAAAGCATCTTCTTCTTCATCTGTAGAGGTATTTAAACTTTCTTGCTCTGGTGATTTTATAGTTAAGTTATATAAGTCTTTATTATCATCAAAACTACCTATAAGAACAGCATCTTTAGCTCTAAAAGCGTCTTTAAAATAATCTACCATACCTTGATCAGATATAGCGGTCATACCGTCCATAGATAATCTCATAACAGAACCTCTTGATTTGTCTGTAAAGTAAATTCTATATTGATCTGAAGCAAATGATTCTGGATTTTCAGATATACCAAAATCACCAGAATAAGGCATTGCTTGTCCTAAAACTCTGTCTGTAGCAACAACATTTGTATTGCCATCAGCGTTGAATAAAGCGTCTTTATTAGCTTGTACTTTTATAACTCTGTCTTCACAAAAAGTTACTAAATCAGTGTCTCTACTATATAACTTCTGTATACTACCGTAAGTTGGATTTATATCTTTAGTTATTTTTTCGGCCATTATAAACTGATTAAGCCTATTTATTCCAGATGTAGAATTATATATACCAGAGTATATTAAACCAGACTTTCTTTTTTCTTCTCTATATTGCTCAGCTAAAACTGTAGACACTTTAGGACCTTTGTCTATAGTAACAGCATTAAAATCATCTCTTACTCTATTAGACTCAACGCCGTTAGCAAAAGAAAAACAATTATAATAATTTAAAACATTTTTATTTTCGTATTCAAGTTTTCTTTCTAGTTTGTTTTTGTAATTATTTAATTCTTCGTATATTGGTAAAGCGTTACTAGCTTCGTAATATAAATCTAAATCTATATTTTCTTTAGGCTCTGTTTCAAATATAGCAGGATTATCACTAGTATACGTATCACCTGCTACAAACTCTTCTAAAAACTGTATTTGTCTTTGCGAAACTCGCTTATCATCAGTACGATATTTAAGTCTATATTCATTACTCCACTCTTGACCCGTGCTTTGACCTTCTGTTGATCCTGATATTGTACCTTCATAGTTGTCTTTAAAAGGATCATAACCACTAACTGGATTACCTACAGCGTCTAATCCTGTAGCATTACCATTTCTATCTATAATACCAAGCGAACTACCAAGAGCTGGTTCAAATTCAAACTTAACCATAACACTATGGTTTTGATCTCTTTTAGATTTATAAGGTTGATTAATTCTCCAGTTAGACTTTTTTGTTGCCGCAAAGTTTTCAACCATCCACTCAGAACCACCACTTTTAATTCTATATATAGTAGTATCTCCTTGCCATCTAAAAAGCTGACCTCCATTTCTCATTTTTTTAAGTATATCTCTTTCGTGTTCAGGGGCACCAAAGCTATTACTTCCTGTTATATTAAACTTTTCATAACCACCTCTATAAGCAATACAATAATCGTCAGCACCATGGTGGCACTGTATGTCTAAAGTAGAGTAACTTCCATCAGAAGCTGTCCAAGGTTGACTACTTCTAGTAGGGCCAAGTGTCATTTCTTGACCTTCATATCCTTCCCACTTATGATCTATCTCACTCACAAAAAGTTTTCTATGTGGAACGTGTGAATTTTGTGGACCACCAGATATATTATCAAATTTATTTCTTTTTCTTTCCGTGTCGTTTTGTTGGTAACCTAAATTATAGTGATCTACCATAATATAGGTTTTTTCTACAGATTTAGATAATATATTTTCTTCAATTATACTATCTTTTTTTATTTTAACAAAAAACCTACCGTTAAATTCTGGCAAGTTTTTTACTTTTCTAGCAGCCACTTCTATTGATAAACCAGTTTTTATACTGGTATTATTTGTTCCGTCTTCAGTTGTAAAAGACATGTCATTACCAAAAGGTTTTTTAACTGTTAATCGAGATTTATTACCAGTAGCTGATGTAATACTAATAATATCATACCAATGAGAAAAATTAGTAGCGTTTGATATTCTTAAAACTCTATCTGGTTCATCGTTTACTTCATGAAAAGTACCACTGTCATCAGTAAGATCACTGTCTATATCAACGTGGCTTGAAAATATTTTAGGTTCACCACTTGTTCCAAACACTTGTGATATAACACCAAAAGTTTCGTATTTTGTTTTTACATATAAAGGAGCTTCATTTTCTATAGCTATAATTTTATATCTACCTTCTTCTTCTACAAACTCACTTTCATCGTGTCGTTTTTTAAGTATTAAATACGTATCTTCATCAACTTTATTTCTTTCAGAGGAAGGAAAAGAAATCCATATATTACCATCTTCAGCGTCATAATAACGGTCCATCGCTAAATTATAGTATATATTAGAACTATCTTTTATAAAAATTTTAAAATGAGTTGCAAAATCAGGCCAAATATCTGTTTCTTTTAATTTTAAATTAAACTCGTTGTAGTCATCAGCTCTTGATTTTTTAACCCTAATACTTCCGGTTTCATCTGTTTGTATTGGCGTTTGTCTACCATATTCATCTTGCCAAACTATTCCTACTTGATATTCTCTTAAAGATTTTATTGATCTTTCTGGAAAACTATTTTTTAAATCAATAGTATTTAAAGAGTTATCAGCCTCTATAGCATTACCAGTTACTGGATGTATTAAAGATGTGGCTATATCAAACTGAACGTTATCTCTAACGTTTTTTCTCCTACCTAAAGCAACTTCAAATTTTTGTCTAATGATTCTATTGCTAGGATCATCTTCACTTGTTATGTCGTAATTTTGTATATAGTTACCATATATAAGTCTATTTCCAGAAACTTCTTGTGCTAAAGCTTTTCTTGGTACATTGTCAAAAGGTCTTAATAGTTGTACTTCTGGTAATGTAGCGTGAATCATATCTGATTTAATTTCTAAAGAACCATCTGGATCCGCAACGTAAATAGCAGGCGATTTAGCTACAACTCTATTTACATCAAAATCACTACCATCATAAAGCCAAGAGCTACTTGTGTTTGTTGTAGCAACACCATCTACGTTTAACGCTATGTAATTTATATCGTTTAATTGTTCAAAAGCCGCTATAGTTATAGTTCCAGATAATCCAGTTTGTCCTTCAGTAAAAATAATTTGATCGCCTACCATCATGTTTATTTTATCAAAAGTTTCTTGTAAGCCATAATAAACAACCCCACTAGAATCTGTAAAAGTTAATCCGTTAAAATTAGCAGCAGAAACTAAACTAGAAACTGTTGTTAACGTATTAGGAGACTCTACATCTTCTTTTATTTTACCAAACCAACCTAAATCACCTTTATATTTAATATTATCTAAAGAATTACTTCTAGCTTTTACGCTTGGTGATTTTATAGTTTCTACAAGATAAACGTTTGGTGAGTTAGACTCTTTATATAATATATCTATTTCTACAACGTCTAAAGGTATTGATGCTGGTTTAAAACCAGACAATAATAAATAGCGTAAATTATTAGTCATACCAAGGTTATAACCTTCTTTTGGTAAATAATCAAAACGATCTGGTAAAAAAGCTACTTCAGAAAATGGAGAATAGCAAGAATATTCACCATCTTCATATTTCCATCTGTAAGCAAACCTTGGAAAAACAAATTCAAACAAAGGATCTTCTTGTTGTAGTTTTACTCTAAAGTTAACAAAAGGTTTTATTAAAGAAGCAGATATTGAAATTATTTCAAATTTAAATTTATTTCCATTAGTATTTCTTGTGTCAATTTTAGCCACTACTAAGGCTTTCATTTCAAATCCAGCTTCATCATCTTCCGGGTAAAATTCAACAACATCGTTTTCCTCCCAGTCCATAATTTCAGGAAAAGTTAAAAAATCTGTTATTCCTCCAGAATCAAATAAAACTGATCCACCAGCTTCAAAGAAAAAATTACTAGCTGTAGAACCAGAAATTAAAGGTAATTGTACAAAAGCAGTTGTTCTAACATTACCATCATTAGGCGGTATATCAGTCCTAGTAGTATTAGACATTGTTAGTTTTAAAGCTGTTGTTGGTGATTTTTTTATTACAGTAGCATACTGATAAGAGTGGAAAGGATATTTTATAGCAGATGGATATGTTGCTATAGGAGCTAGTCTACCATTGTCTTCGCTTGGTTGCTCTCCGTTTACTATTAATAATGTTGGATATTGTCTTGTGCCAAAAGGATATGTAGTTGGCGATGCTTGTTGTGATCCATATTTACATCTGTCTATATTTATTTTCTTTGGCTCTGTTAAACCATCTGTCCAAAACAATAAATTATCAATAATGTTAATACCTGTAATTATTCTACCAGGTTTTTTAGATTGAAAGTGATTAAAAGCTAAAGCTCTTTTTTCATGAGGAAGCTTAAACTTTACATGATCTCCAGCTTTTACATCTTTTAAATCTTCATAACCACGATCACTAGCTGTATGTTTAGTATATATTCTCCAACCATTCCAACCAGAGTCAGTATCTTCTTCTATTCTGATTATGTGAGTTTTCATACCATTTATATACACATCCATACCTACTTGCACTCCTACTGGTCTTATACCATTAGAAGCTTCACCAAGATTACTAAGATGTAAATGATCTCCTTTTGTATGACTATCGTTAGATATTTTACTTATTACTTTAGTAAATTCAACAAATACGTATTTAGCTCTTTTAGTTCTTTCGTTATACTCTATTATATAATCAGAATAAACCTTGTGTTTAACATCAACATTTCCAGAACTATCTTGCTCAGCATGAACATAAGTATCGTTATATGCAATAGAACCAGAAGAACTACCAGTATCCCAACTAGCATCATAGTTTCTATGCGGGTCTGTAACGAAATAATAAAACTTATCTTTTGCTTCATTAGAAACAGTACCAACACAAACAGCATCAGAAGAAAACAACTTGCTATTTGCTGTTAAGTTTTTAATATCATTTAACTGATCAGTAAGTAAAAGTGTGTTACCTTTTAGTGTTTGTATAGTTCCAACGTTAGAGCTTTCAGATGTTGCAACCTCTACGTTTAACGCTTCTCTATATTCACCATTAGGTACTATTCTTTCGTCAAGGTCTTTGTTCATTCGACCTTTAGTAAAATTACGCTTAAACTCTGGCATATTATTTTAGTGTTTTATCCACTTAGATTTACCTCTAAGTATTTGAGTTATTTCTTCTAATTTAATATTTGATAATCTTAATTTTGCTTTTCTAGTTTCAGCAAATCTTTCTTTTTTAAATCTTTGTATTATGTATTCTTGAACATCAGCTCTAGTAGACAGTATAGCATAAGCTATATGTTTATACATAGCTTCTTCCGCAAACTTATGCACTTTCATTTCGGCATCAGTACCAAGACTGTCACTTATGTATTTTAATATTATTGTTTTTCCTGATAAGTTTGAGCTAAAATGAATTTTACCAGTGTTTGGATCTATATAAAAAGAACCGTTTGTTTGTGCGTATTGAGGATCAATACCGTATCTATTGCCAATAGCGCCTGTAAAATAATCATCATCATAATCGTCTATATTTTCTGAAGGAGTAATAGAGCTATAAGAGTCCCAAGTTGTAGAGCTGTCGTCAGTGTCTAAAGCACCAGCTGTAAAAGTATAATCTCCATTAGCGTCTTGACCAACGTCTGTTGGGTTAGAAGTTTTATAAGCAGGATATATGACGTGCTGTACACCTGCACTATCAGACCAACTTAAACTAACATAATTAACATAATCTTGTGGTAATATCATTTGTAAAGAAGCTGGCAGTTCTATTTCTTGAGATTTTACACACTTAAAAGTATCAAAAGAAAGCTCTTGCAAAGCTCTTTGAGCATGAAAAGCAACATCTGTTCTTCTCGCTTTTGATATTATTTTACCTTCACCAACGTAAGCAATAATAAACTGATTTATAACATGTTCTAAAGATGTGAATTGATAATCACCAAAAGGAGTTGGCGAAGCTGTCTGATAATACTGTTGGCCTGTTTGTGTTATTAATCCCATTTATTATTGTTTTTGTGTTATTAAAGCTGTTTCTTCATTTGTAGCCACTTGAACTAAACCTGGTTTGTTTAATACAATACCAGCTAATTCTAATATCTTATAAACTAATTCACCTTCTTCTGAAGCGTGTAGTTGAAAATCTGTAGAAGTTGAAGCGTCAAACAAAGCTTGATTATTAACTACTACATAACCCCAAACTGCTTGTGTAGGTTTTGATATAAAGTTACAAAATATATTAGGATTGTCACCTGCTACAGCGTATGCTACTGTTGGTGATTCTGGAAACAAAAGTACTTTATCGTTTGTTTTCCTAACATAAACTGGTCTAGTGTCTGTTGGTGCGGCTAAAGCTGTTCTTAACAAATGCTCTAAATCGTTTTTTTCAACTCTTTCAACTTCCACGTCATAAGAGTTACCACTATAAAAAACTGTACCTAGTTTATGAACTATTGGAGATGTTGGTAAAGTAGCTTCATTACCAACTAAATTTGAAAACGTTACTTTGTAATTTTCAAAAGGAGATATTTTTTCGTGTAATATATCTATTCTATCACTATATTCAGTGCTATTACCATTTTCAACTATATTATTTCTTTTAGCTAAAGCTTTTTCAATATCGTAAAAATATTGCTCAAATATAAGTAATTGCGCTTTGTTAGCTAATAAGTTAAATTCTTGAGGCGTGATATACCCTCTTTGTTCTTTATTGGCTAACGCCAAAACTCTTTGATGTACTGTGTCTATACTTATAGCCATAATTTTTTTTATTTGTAGTTACGATCGCCCCGTAGGGCGACCGCTCTACAGTTAGATTAATTTAATCTTTTTTCAATATTTGAATATACTTCCATACCTTCATCGGTTTTAAACCAATGAGCTAAAGCTGTATATGGATGCTCATCAAACGGTACTGTCATTATTTTCCTACCGTTAGAACCCCACATAAAATATCTTTGATCTTGAGATAATCTTAATATACCAGACTCAACAGCTTTAATACCAAAGTTTCTTAGCATTACGTTTTCATCATCTGCTAATTCTAAGAATAGTTTAGGATTATTACGTGCAAATACTAATAAATCTCTTCTAAGCTCTTTAGAACTTAAATTTGACACCTTAGAACCAACTTCAACACGCATAATAGCTTCTGCTAAATCAATATCAACGCTTCTAGCTGCTGTCAATGCATCAACTTGCATATTTAAAACATCTATTTCTTCTTCAGCTATAACACTTGGCTTAAACTCATGAAATACTTTATCTCTATGCGGATGATACAAAGATAATAATTTTTGTAAAACTGTTTGCTCTTTAGGAACAAATAAACTTCCTGATCTAAAAATTATATGCTCTAATCTTTGATCGCCTTTCATTTCATCTACAAAACAAGTTTGTTGATTTTGACAGTATTTTAATTCTCTTTGATATCCTTTTTCTTCATCAAACCAATAAATGTTTGTTGCCTTTACACTTCTAGACAAAGGTTTTTTACCTCCTTTTAAAAGATATATTCTATCTTTTATTTCCCATTCATTTTTAGGTTTAACTCTTTCTATTGGTTGTTCAACAACCGTTTCAGTTTTTACAACTGTTTCTGTTTCTAGACCAAAAGCGTTTTTAGCTTTGTCTATAATTGTTTTTTCTTTTTTTGCCATAATATAATATATAATAAAATTAATAAAAATAAAAGGGAGTGGAGACTAAGCTCCACCCTCTTTTAAAATAATTGTGCTTATTTCATTAACATGAAATTGTTAGCACCTTGTGTAACTAAGCATCTTTCAGAAAGCATATGAATTTGCATCGCGTCTAAAGCAGATGTAGCAGCGCCAACAGAACCAGTAACCCAAGTTTTCATTTTTCGGTCATCAGTTTGTGAAGCTCTATATCTAACATGTAAGAAAGGACGTTTAAGGTTTTTACCAAGCATTTGGTCATAAACAGTAGAAGTTCCAGCAGGAACAATTACCCCTCTAATTGCATTAGCAGCGTTAGCAGCATTAATACCACCTCTAGTAGCTAGATCATTTAAGTATCTAAAGTCAGACTTGTAGAAGTCATAAGAACCTCTTCTAAAACCAGAGAAACCTAAATTAAGCGCCATATCTTCAGAGTTATCAAACACTCCGTAAGAAGTACCACCAGCTCCGTAAGAATTCATTGAAGCTAACATATCATCGATAGCTAAACTAGTAGCTCTGTTTAC